ATCAGGAACTAAATTTTTAGCCAACATGACCAACGCTGGCATCCCTGACCTTGCTATGCAAAACAACCTAGAAACAGTAGGCTCTGCACAAGTAAGCACAAGTGTTAAGAAGTATGGGACAGGAAGTATTTATTTTGATGGCAATTCTGGTGATTATTTAACAACACCACCAAAAACTTATGGGTGGAATTTTGGTACAGGTGATTTTACTGTTGAGTTGTGGATATATCCTATTGCAGCAACAAATAGAACAATTATGGCAGATAGAGCAGGTTCTACTGGAACAGCAAATGCTTGGTCTTTAGAATTTTTCAATACAGCACTAAGAGTTGAATGGCATACAGGCTTGGCTATTATTGCTTCATCTAATACAAATATTACTCTGAATGTATGGTCGCATATTGCTGTTGTAAGAAATAGCGGAACATTAACCATTTATCAAAATGGTACATCTGTAGCTTCTGTTTCAGATTCTAGCAATTATTCAGAAGTTAATCCTTTAAATATTGGATACGAGCCAGTATTCCCTTCAGGAAATTCAAATTTTTATGGTTATATGGATGATATTCGTATCACCAAAGGATATGCTCGTTATACAAGCAACTTCACACCACCTACAGCAGCACTCCCTACATATTAATCGGAGAAATAAATGTTAATCGCAATCGTTAATGGACAAACAGTAGAACAAGTTGGTAATTACCAAGTTCTGTTTCCTAATACTTCTTTCCCAGCTTCAGGCCCAGATGCCGAATGGATGGCTGAGAACTCATGTATGTATGTCAATACCTATTTGCCGTATGACCAAAGTACACAAGTTTTAACTCAAGTTGCTCCTTATATCTCAGTACCAGACCTTACAAAGCCTTTAGAATGGGTTTACACAGTTCAAGTAGAACAGATGACACCAGAACAACTGGCTCAATATCAGGCTTCTATAGCTGGTCAAATTGGCTCTCAAGCTCAACAATTACTATCTGCGACTGACTGGACAACCATTCCTAGCGTAGCTGACCCTGCACAATCTAATCCATATTTGACTAATCAAGCTGAGTTTATTGCATGGAGAAGCCAAGTAAGAGCTATTGCTGTAACTCCTACTTATACATCGGTAATTCCTCCTGAGCCTAAAGATATTTGGTCTAACTAGTAATGTTCGGTAAGAATCCCTTATCGTCTGCTCCAATAACGAGTCTTAGTAATAGACTCTTATCAACGCTATTAAGTGTAACTAGCACAGCAACGGCTACAATTAGTCGTGTTGTTGCTTATCTAAGAACAGTAAGTATTATTAGCACATCTAGTGCTACACTGACACGTCTTCTAACATTATTTAGAACATTAAGTATTACAGTTACATCTACAGCTACTTTAGCTAAAGCATTACTATATTTTAGAACATTAAGTATTACCGTTGTTTCAACTGTTACTTTAACTTATACTAAATTAAAATATGTAGTATTAACTATAACCAGCACAAGTAGTGCTTCTATAGTTAAAAGAGTTAATAAAATATTAAGCATTACTAGTACCTCTGCTGTTACTATTGCAAGAGCCTTTTTAAAGACTTTAAGTATTACCAGTACTTCTACAGCCAGTGTAGTTAAAAAGGTTCTAAAAACCTTAGAAACTATTACTGAAATATCTATAGTTGTATTAACAGAAATTGGTAAGCATTTAGCTTTACTATCAGTAACAGTAGTTAATAACGTATTGATTAATAAGAAGATTAATAAATTCTTATCAATTACTAGTACTTCTACTGCTAGGTTAGTAAGCAGTTTTATTAAAGTTTTATCAATTACTGTAAGCTCTACAACTACCCTACGTAAAGCTTATATTAAAATATTATCTTATTTGTCAACAAGTTCCTTGACAATTACTAAATTATATGGTAAAATACTAGCGACACGGGTATTTAGTTTAGTTAATTTATTTGTTAATATAGTACCTGAAAGTATCACTTACTTTGCTAATTTAATATTTGCTAGGGTAGGCATACGAGAAATACAGCAAAAAGCTATTCGTTTAATCTTTGCTTCTAGACAGGTTCCAAGAGTTGTTCCTCCTCCAGTACCTCCACAACCTCCAACAGTAGGTTCTTTGGTGTTGAATGGGGCAGCAATCAACGTATACGCTTTGAATGGCTATGGTGCACCAGTAAGACCTGCATACTCTAAATACTCAGTAAACGGAGCAGCTTTAAACGTATATGCTCTTAATGGTTATGGAATAACTCCACAGCCAGGCACATTCTCTGTATATTCAGTAAACGGTGCTCCAGTAAATACCTATGCTATAAATGGCTATGGTGGTGTTATACCAGTACCTTTATCTACTGCTCAATATGCTTTAGATGGTTCTGAAATTAACTTATATGCTTTAAATGGTTATGGTACTAAAGCAATAGGTAACCAAAACTTAAACATGAATGTGTATAGCACTGCAAGTTTAGTTAGCTTTAAAGTAACAGCATCTAATATGGCATTAAATGGTGCTCAAATAAATAAATATCCTTTAAATTAGTCTTAGTTAGGACAACAAATGGCTGAATCGTTTTCGTATAAAATAGTTGCTGATAATGAGATATTCTCGTTTGATTTTAGCCCTGTGCTGTCTTCAGGCGAAAGTTTATCTATCGCTTCCTGCTCTGTCCTTGTAATGTCAGGTACAGATTTAAACCCTTCAGCAATCCTTTATGGCTCTCCAACGATTAGCGGTACAGTAGCTAGTCAACGAGTCTATCAAGGTATTAGCGAAGTTACTTACCGTCTAATTATGACAGTAACAACTAGTCTTGGTAACATCTATACTGCTGTGGGTGATTTACCTGTTTACGCTCCTGACCTAGTCTAATATGTCTTATTTTTCTAGATACGACAAAGGTGACTGGAAGGCCATCTGTGACGTTTGCGGAAGAGAGTTTAAAGGCTCTGAATTACAAAAGCGTTGGGATGGTTTAATGACTTGTGAGCAAGACTGGGAACCAAGACAGCCTCAAGACTTTGTACGAGGAGTAGCAGACATCCAAGCCCCTTCGTGGACAAGACCGCAGCAATCAGATCAGTTTATACCAGTAACCTATATTTACGACCCAAATGGAAACCCTATTATGTATACTTTAACCAGTCAAAGTAGTGCTTCTTTAACTATAGTCGTAACTCGTCATTAATTAATTAACAAGGATTTATCATGGCAAATATGTTGTTTACCAATAACGCTGCTACTACATTAGCTTCTTCTATTTCTAGTACAGCGACTTCTTTAAGTGTTGCTTCAGGTACAGGAAGTTTATTTCCTAACCCAACAGGAACTCAATACTTTTATTGTACACTACAAGCTACTACAGGTAGTACTATTGAGATTATTAAAGTAACTGCTCGTTCAAGCGATACCTTTACTATTATTCGTGGTCAAGATGGTACAGGTGGCTCATCCTTTACAGCAGGCGATAAAGTAGAACTACGTATTGTTGCTGCTACAATGAATGATTTGCCTAAGTTAGATGAAGTAAATCAATTTACAGCAAATAATTGTTTTGGTGGTTCTAGTACAACTACTTCAATGGGTGTAGGATATGGTTCTCTTAATTTTTATAATCCTACTGTTGGAAGCAATGCTAATACAGCAATATATTTTGCAGCATCAGGAACAGGAATAGGTGCTCAAGGTTATTCTTTTGCTTATAATAATGCTGGTTCTTCAATTACAGCTTATAACTTTTATGGTGATGGTACAGCCCAAAAAACAGGTGGTGGTTCTTGGTCAAGCATTTCTGATGCTCGTTTAAAAGATAATGTAGCACCATTAACAGGTGCTTTAGCTAAAATTAATGCTTTAAATCCAGTAAATTATTCTTGGAAAATTGAAACAACTGAACCAACTGTAGGATTTATTGCTCAAGAAGTTCAAAATATATTGCCTAATGCAGTTACTAGACACAAACCTAGTGAATTAGAATCTCAATTTATTTCTGATGAAACTTATACTTTAGGATTTCAAGCTGATATGACTGCTTATTTAGTAGGTGCTATTAAAGAACTTAAAATTATTGTTGATGCGCAAGCAGTAGAGATTGAAGCACTAAAAACTAAAACTGGTATTTAAACATGTCAGCAGAAGGTCTTGAAAACCGTGTAGTACGCCTGGAAATAAAAACAGACAACCATGAAGAAGATATTAAAGAGCTTCGTAAGTCAGCTACCGATCTATCTAAAGCTATGGCAAGCATAGAAAAGAATCTAGCACAGATTAAGTACTTAGCAATAGGTGCTTTTGCTGTAGTGTTAGCTCAGACTATGGGATTAGACAAAGCAATAAAACTATTACTAGGAAGTTAAACTATGTCAAGTAATTTTACAGTATCCAGAGATCAGATCATCCAGCTTGCTTTACGCAAGTTAGGTGTTCTTGAGCTTGGTGATCAGCCTGATGCTACGTCTATTCAGAATGCTTCTTTAGCTCTTAATCTGTTAATTAAACAGATGGCTACTCAAGGTTTAAAGATGTGGAAGATTCAAGAGTTAGTTGTTCCTTTAACTCAAAACATTACTAGCTATATTCTTGGTGGTCCATTAAGTGTACCAATGTACGATAGCTTTGATGACCAATTCTTACTACCTTTAAAAGATAAGCCTTTAAAGTGTATTCAAGGGTGGTATCGTACTACGTCATCTACTCCAATGATTGACACACCTTTACAGTTATTATCTAAACAAGAATATAACACTTTAGGTGATAAGTTTTCTAACGGTGTAGCTAATAGTATCTTTTATGATATTAGACAAAACAATGGTATATTGTATGTCTACTTGACTCCTGATGCTTATACACAAAGCAATCTACAGCTACATCTTATTTGTCAGATGCCTATGCAGGATATCAATACAGCGCAGGCTGTACCTGACTTTCCTAATGAGTGGATGAACACCTTAGTATGGAACTTGGCTGATCAGTTATCTATTGAATACTCTGTACCTTTGAATCATCGTCAAGAGATTGCAGCACGTGCTAAAGCTTATCAAGATCAATTAAATGATTGGGATGTAGAAGTTACTAGTACATTCTTTCAAGCAGATTATCGTATGTATTTACCAAGTGGTAGAGGTTATTAATGGGTACAGAACGTATTCCTTTGACGCAACCTATTGAGACCAGAGATGGTACTCTTAAGACTGATTCTAAATCAGTTAATGGTTACTTTGAAACTATTGGAGCAAAGCGTGAGTTTGTAAAGCGTCCTGGTTTATCTTCTGTTACTTTATCTACTGTGTTACCTGATGTGCAAGCACAGGGTTTATACTTGTTTAAAAACAATCTTTATGCTGTTATTGCAAACACCTTGTATGAAATTAATACTAGTGATTTTGTAGTTACTACTATTGGTACTATGACAGGTACTATTAATGGTATTTATCAAACTTGTTATTTTGAACAAACATTAAACAATACTTATTTGTTTTTACATAATCAAGTAAATGCTTATGTATTAGACCCTACTACTAATGTTCTTACACAAGTAAAGAATGACAATATTATTAGTGCTACTGTTTTAACAGGCGGTACTAACTACACTAATCCTTCAGTAACTTTTTCTGTTCCTTCTGGTGGTGGAACAAGAGCTACAGGTACTGTTACTACGTCAGGGTCTTCAGTAACTGATATTGTAATTACTAACGGTGGTTCAGCGTATACAGCACCTTTGGTTGTTGTAGGTACACTATGGACAGCATCAACTTCGCACACAGCAGGTACACAAGTATTTTATAATAATAATCTTTATACTTACATTGCTTCAGGTACTTCAGGTTTAACACCTCCTACTTTTACTACAGGAACGGCTGCAGATGGTACAGCTAAAATAGCTTATGCAGGTTTTGCTACTAAAGCTACTGCTACAGTAGATAGTGGTGTTATTACAGGTATTACTATCAATACACAAGGTACTGGTTATAACGCAGCACCTTTAATTACCTTTACAGACTCTACTGGAAGCTCAGCAGCAGCGACTGCTTCATGGAAAGCAGGTGTAGTTACAGGTGTTGTTATTGTTGATGGTGGTAGCGGATATAGTTCTACTGAGACTATTACTATTACCTTTTCAGATCCTACAGGCTCTGGGGCTACTGCCTACGCTAACTTAAATGGTTTCCCAGTAGGTGTTCAATTAGCTGCTGGTGCTTGTTACTTAGACACTTATACTGTTGTAGCTGGTACTAACGGAGAGATATATACCTCTAATCCTAATGATCCTACATCGTGGAATGCTTTAAATTACATTACTGCTGAGGCTGAGCCAGACCAATTACTAGGCATTGCTAAGCATTTAAACTACATTGTTACCTTTGGTCAGTGGGCTATAGACTTCTTTTACGATGCTGGTAACTATCCAGGTTCTCCTTTGTCTACCGCACCTTCATACCACATTGAGATGGGCTGTGTTAATGGTGATTCTATTTGTAGTTTTGATAACACAGTAGCATGGATTGGTAGAAGCAAGAACACAGGCCCTGCTGTCTACGCTTTAGTTGGAAGCGGTATTCAAAAGATATCTACTGTTTATATTGACCGTATTATATCTAATAGTAATATGCTTTCTATGAGAAGCTTAACTACTACAGTTTGTGGACATACTTTTTATATCTTGACATTACATGATATTAATGTTACAATAGTATACGATTTATCGGAGCAAACGTGGACGCAATGGACAATGTACACCAAAGAAAATGCTCAAAGTGTTACAGGTTTGTATGCTGAACAGTATTTCCGTCCTAGCTATACTGCTGGTTTTGGTACTACAATCTATATGCTAGATGATGATAATGGTACATTATACACATTATCTCAAGATTATTATTCAGATTCAGGTGCTCCAATATATTATAGAGTAGTAACAGATTTGGTTGATAACGGTACTACAAAGCGTAAGTTCTATAACAGAGTTGAGATTGTTGGTGATAAAGTAGGTGCTACAATGAATATTCGTCACACAGATGATGACTATTCTACTTGGTCTAATTATCGCACTGTGGATCTAAATAAACCTAGAGCACAAATATATCAAACTGGTGCAGCACGTCGTAGAGCTTGGGAATTCTTGTGTACTAGCAATCAGCCTTTAAGACTAGATTGTGCTGAAATTGACTTCATGGTTAGTGAGCTAAGCGAAGAAGGAGTATCAGCACCTATTTATAGAAAGTAGGTTTGATATGAGTGAGTATTTTAATAAGTTAGCTATAGATTTTCCTGTAATGCCTTTACAGATTGCTTTAAGAAGGCAACCTGGTTTATTTGGTAAATATAATAACAGATGTGAAGGCAATAGTCCTCACAGAGAAAGCAAGGATATTTGGGTACGCTATAACGCTATTCAAAATGTCACAGAGTACGATGGGCAGTTAAATTCAGATCATCCTGCCAACAAAGAACATCGTCCTGTTTGGTATCCTGCTTATTATCAATTACCACAGCTAAGACCTTTAGTATTTAATTTAATGTCTTTAGTTGAAGGCGAAGAATTAGGAACTATTTTACTTATTAAAATACCTCCTGGTAAACAAATATATACGCACACCGATGGTGGCTGGAGTGCACAATACTATGAGAAATATTTTATTCCAGTACAGTGTTATGCAGGAACATCATTTAACTTCCCTGACGGAAGTATTCTTCCTCAAATAGGCGAAGTTTACTGGTTTAATAATAGTATTCCTCATAATGTAGTTAATAACTCTGGTGAAGACATGGTTTGTCTTATTATCACAATCAGGTCTGACAAAGTAAAGGATGCAGCATGAAAGTTATTAGCGATTTACATAAAATAATGGAAGGTACTTTTGAGATTGATTTAGGTATCGTTCATAACTTTTCTGATGGCTTGTATGCTAAACAAATGTTTGTACCTCAGGGTTATGTAGTAGGACAACATGCACATTCATTTAGCCATTTAAGTATTCTTGCTAAAGGTAAGGTAGTAGTATGGACAGACGAAGGAGCTACTGAATATACAGCTCCTGTTTGTCTAGAAATTAAAGAAGGTATTCACCATGCTATTGAAGCATTGGAAGATACCGTTTGGTTCTGTATTCATGCGACAGATGAAACAGATATAAACAAGATTGATGAAATACTAATTAAAAAGGATTAATCATGCCAGCAGGTTGGGTATCGGCAGGTGTTGCTGCCATTGGAGTAGCAAATCAAATGGGAGCCTTCGGTGGTGGAGGCGGTACTAGCTCAGGCCAGTATGACCCTTATGGTCAATACCGTGGACAAGCAGCTACTCAACTAAATACTCTAATGAATAATCCTTCATTAGCAATGTCTCAGCCTGGCTATCAACAGCAGTTGCAACAAGGCACACAAGCCTCTCAAGCTGCTGCTGCAGCGTCTGGTACGCTTCAATCTGGCGCACAATCTGCTGCTTTACAAAATCTAGGACAGACTACTTTTAGTCAATATTATAATTCACAGCTTGCTAACTTAATGCAATTGTCTGGTGCTTCACAGTCTCCTGCTGCTGCAGGATTAGCACAACAACAAGCTGCTGGTTTAGCTCAAAATCGTGGATATCAAAATCTAGGACAACTTACCTCTACTATCGGTGCTTTTGGTAATTTATTTAAAAGCCAAAGCGGAACTGGTGGTGGTTGGGATTTTAGCAGTGGTGGTACTCCTGTAGATGTAAATGCTTTAGGCGGTTATGGAGGAGGCTCTGCTGCTCCTATTGCTACAGACTTAGGTAACTTTTACGGTTAAGGAATAATTATGGAAAGCTTAATCGAATCGTTTCAAAAAGGCTATGAAGCCATGGGAGCTGTCCGTGAGGATATGGCTTCTAAAGACATTCTTAGCCAAGCGTATGCTGGTGCAGATGTATCCAAAATGGATCCTACACAGCAGCAAAATGTATTACAACAAGCTTCTGTATTAGCTGGTCAAAAAGGATTAAATTCTTTATCTTATTCTTTTCAAAAGCAATCTACAGAACTTAATAAAAACGTTACTGCTCAAAAGCTACAAGATATTAAATATCAGCAACAAACTTTAGAATATGCAGGTCAGATTCTTCCTACTGCTGCTAACGAAGAAGAATTAACTAATGCTTTTTCTGGTGTTAAAGACCCAGCAGCTCAAATGCAAATTCAAGCTGTTATTAAAAACCCTAATCTAAATATTGAACAAAAGAAAAAACTTTTAGGCAATATGACTCAGACGGTAGAAAACCATTTAAAGGCCGTCCAGCTCGAAGCATCCCTTAGCGAGCGAGAGGACAGAATAGATACTAGGGACTTACGCCTTGAATTGAATCGTATTGAATCCAAATCTAAGAACGGTTTACCTTTAACTGCAGAAGAAAAGATTACCAGAGAAACTGGAGTATTACCTAAATATCAAAAAGCAAAAGAAGGTGCTCCAACTGTGACCCCTGCTGGTGCAGGTGCTGATGGCGGTAACTTCTTAGAATCTCGTGCTGCTATTGAATCTGGCGGTTATAAAGGTGATGCTGCTTATAGTGCTAAAAGCGATACTTCTAGTGCTGTTGGTAAATATGGTATTACTAAAAATACATACGATAGAATTCGTGAAGAAGATCCTTCCTTGCCTGAGTTCTCTAAACTTAGAGGCAATAAAGATGCTCAGGAAAAAGCTGCTAAAATTCACGAAGCACAGATTACTAAAGAAATTACTAATGCAGGTCTCCAGCCTACTAACGCCAATAAAGATTTATGGTGGAGATTTGGAGACCCTGATGCTAAGAAGTTAGTTAAAGCTGATCCTAATACTCCTGTTGCAGATGTATTAAGCAAAAAAGTAATTGATGCTAATCCTGACCTTCAAGGTAAAGTAACTGTTGGCGAAGCTATTCAAAAGAATCTATCTGGTGCAGGTAAGACTGGTCAGATTTCTTATGAGACTGAAAAAGCTAATAAACGAGCTGAAGTTGCTCAAATGTATGAAGATGTGTCTATTCCTATTCAAAAACAAATAGGCGATATTGCACAAGTAGGTAAAGAGTTTTCTATTCCTCCTAATAAACTAGTAGGTCAAGGTGCTAAAGCTAAGACTGCTATTTTAGGTGACTACGACGTTCTTCAACAAACAGAAAAAGTTTCTAACTTAATTGCTAAGAATCCTAGTGCTGTAGGTACTATTGCTTCTCTTGTTCAAAGCTCAGGCGGATTAACTAAAAACTTATTAGATAACGTAGCTGCTAACAAAGACAATAAGTATACTGAAGAAGTTGCTATTCTTGCTAAAGAATTAGCCACACTTGGTTTACAAGATGCTGCAGCCTCTGGTGGTGGTCGTATTAACCAATACCTAGAAAAGATGTTCGTAGGTATTTATGATAGATCATTAAGTCCTCAGTCTTTAGTAGGCGTTCTCAAAGACCGTCAAGACGATGCTGTTCGTAACTTAAACCGTCGTATTGGTGCTGACAAAGAAAATCTAAATAAAGAAGAATATCCTTTACTATTTTCTAAATCTTCTAAACAATACATGGATACTGAAAGTTCTAAAACTAAAGAACAAGATAAAAAGTATGGAGTAGATTCTACTAAAGAACGTCCTCCTATTAGTTCATTTGGTGGCGGTAAAGGCGGTTCTTTTAAATTCGGTCAAGGCGACTTGTCATTCTAAGGAAATTCAATGCCAGTAGATTTTGATGTTGTAGGTGCTCGACAGGCTGGCTATTCAGATGATGAGATAGCTGCACATTTGTCTCAGCAGTCAGGCTTTGATAAAAACGCTGCTGAGAAGTCTGGATATACCCCTACTGAAATTATTAACCATTTAGCTCCTTCTGCTAAAGACAGACAGAGCATGGTTGATACAGGTGCTAAAGCTAAAGAACTTTTTGGTCGTGACCCTTCTA